TATATATAACTTAATATATATTAATATTTAGTTTTCTTTCCTCCTGCTGTTAAATAAGTCTGTAATATATTATCTTTCTTTTTATCAAAATGTGTTTTCATCTTTTCTACATTTCTTACATCATCATCTGAAAAACCGATAAATGGGGTAAAGTAGTTTGAAATTTTATTTTTCATAAAAGCTTTTTTCTGTAATCTGTGGGATAATAGTTTTACATATCTAATAAATTCTTCCATAGCATCAATTTTTCCTTGTTCCGGATTCGTTGCCGAACCTTCACCAAATGATACTGGATGGAATCTACACATATCTAAATAAATTTCTACAAGTTCATCATCACTTAAATCTTCTTCGTCAGCAAGGTCTCTATATTTTTTAAGATTTTTAACCAATGTTGATTTACTTAATCCGTGTTTATTTGAATTAATAAGTCTATGAACCGCTTCTTTTAAAATTGAAGGTGTGTGCCCTCTAGCGGTAACGATTGCGAAGATTGAACCATTATTAATTGCTTCCACAAAATCGGACCAAGCCGGACCTGTTGGGGCTTTCATCGCGTCAGTTAGGAACTTATCATCTCCAGTTACTCTAAAGTCTCTAAACGGATCTTCGTCAAAACCAACAATTGTATTTCCTTTATAATCAAAAGGTTCTTTTCCAATTTCAGTTCTATATTCCGCAAAATCTTCTGTTGACATACCAACCGGTTTTCCGTTATCGTCCTTCAAATAAATTTTTGTTGGCATAAACATCAAGTTATCGTCCCAGTCAAAAGCATAGTATTTCATTACTGGTGTTGATGTTTCATCAATTATTTCATTGATTAATTTTTTAATATAATTTTTCTGATTCATAATTATAAATATTTGTTATAATAAAAAAGGGAGAACTTGTCTCCCTTTTCCTTTAATTTATTTTCATTAGATATTATCAAAAGATGCACCAGTTGGTGTAATATAGAATGTAATATCTATAAATTCTAATGAACGAGTTGGTTTAATATAGATTTTACCAGTTAATTGATTTCTATCTAAATCAGCTGTATCACTTGATACTGTAACTCGGAAATCATATAAACCTCTATCTCTTCTGATTGCGTCCAAGATTGGATTAACCGCGTTCAAGAAATCTTGTCTTACTTGTTCGTCGTTTTGATCGAATAATAATCTTACTGAAACAGCGGAGATTAATTTACGAGCTTGTAATAACAATCTTCTTACATTGATTCTATCAAGAGCAGATTCTCTAATTTGAAGTGTTTTATTACCCCAGATTACGGTACCTACATCAGCAAATGTTGCAATTGGGTTAATTCGACCAACATAAAGAACATCTCTATCTTCTTGTGTTAATTTCTTACGAGCTTTAACGGCATTTACAATACCACGAGTATAACCAGCTGCCGCAAACCAAGGGAATGCGATATTATCTGTTAACGCCAAGTTTTTTGTAACTTCAGCCGTCGCTGGAATATAAATTTGTGTGTTATTTACAGTGTCTCTTGTTAATACCCAAGGATAATATGTTGCAGTATAGTTAGAATCAATTCCACTTTCTTCTAAATTATCAACAGCTTCTTGTGGGTAAATTAAGTTATCACCTTCAGTTGTTGAAGCAACAAGCATATTATAATCTGGTGTTGTTGTGATGTATAAAGAGTCAGCTCTATCATTTTCAATCATATCGATAGTTGCCTCAACTAAATCACTATTATATACATAATCAATACCTGGTGATACAAATACATTGATATTTACAGCTTCTGGGTTAGCAAATGTTCTAATACCAAGTAAATAAGCGTAGTAATCGGTATTTGCATAATCTACAGTTCCATCACCAATTGCGATTTGTTTGAATGCACCCCATCCTTTAGCTGTTGGGTATCTATCAGATACGCAAGCACCATTTAAGAATCCTTGACGACCTAATACATATTTGTCACCATTTGTTCTATATTCTCTATAGATATCCCATCCATCAAAACCACCATTAACAAATAATGTGAATTTTCTTGAGAATAATCTATAATATGGACTATCTGGATTTGTTGGTTCAGATGAAAACGCCGCGTCACCAACATAATATTTAGGTGTTCCACTTGTTGAAAATCCGCTTGAAATAGTAATACCGCTTGCGAATTTATCCATATGGAATCCTCTTGTTTTATAAGACCACTCACTACCTTCTAAATCACAAGATGAAATTGGGTTTCGTTTTCCTTTGTATTCAAAGAAACTTGTATCAAATCCGATATTACTTGACATACCAAGGAATGTTCTTCTAATATTATCACCAGAACTTCTAACAGCGTCGTCAGCTCCTGAAGCCAAACCAAATGGTGGGTTATAAACTACTTCACCTGGGAAATCATATTTAGTTTTATAAACAGGGAATGGAGATTTAACACCAGCATATTCTCTAAATGCATAACCTTCGAAACCACAAGCTACAGCATCAACTGGTGCATCCTCATTCATTTCAACCATAATATATTTAGAATTTAATTCAAATTCACCATCTAATGTACCAATTTTCTTAGCAATAAAGTTATTTTGTGATGGATCCATAGAACAATTTGTAAATTTTTCAATTACTACTGGATTTGAATCAACATCAAAGTAATCTCTAACTAATACATCAAATGTTCTATTGGCGAATGAAATATTAATGATTGAAATTTTAACTTCACTATTTGCTGAATTACCGTCAGATATTGTGTAGAACTTAAACAAGTTAAATGTTTTAGTACCTCTTAATTCCGATACAACCCAAGGAGAACTTGGTGATTGGAATTTTTCCAAATACCACCCAATTGAGTTTGAGTCTTCACTTTGAGCAGAATCAAGAGCTGTAAGTTCAGCGCTCAAACCTCTAATATATCCTTTTTTCCATCCATAATTTAAAAGAGCTTGGAATCTTTCTTCCAAGAATAATGGTGTTGAAGTTCTTGGTTTTCCGAAGTTTGTTCCACCAAATACTTTTGCAATATATTGTGAATCGGATTGACTAAACGATGTTTCAAAAATAAAGTTTGTTCCAGAATCATTTGTAACATTTACAGCGAATGGTAAATATGGATTTTTAAGAACACCGCTATATTGTCCTGACATATTAAGTGTTACATTAGCCGTATCAGAAACTTCAAATACTGGATTGTTTTCATCTGAATATGTTGCAATACCTCTTGATCTTAATGTGGCAACAACCAAATCATCATAATCAGAATATGAAACACCAGAATATAAATAGATTTGACCCACAACAACCCCAGAATAACAATCAACATTTACCGGAGTTGGGGTTGGTGTTGGAGATGTTAATGGTGTTGATGTAACACAAGGATTTACCGGTGATGGTGAAGGTGTTGGTGTTGGAACCTGTGTTGTGGTTGTTGTTACAACTGGGAACACTTCAGTTAAACCAGACACAAATGTGAAGAATGAAAAACCAGAATATAAACCATTATTTGTATTATCAAATAAAGCGTAATACCAAGCATCATTATTCGGTGATGTATAATCAGTTAAATCAGCCGAAGGTGATGGAACATTAAATACATTCGTTTCACCAGTAAGACCCATTGAAACTAAATCGTTATAATCGTCACCCCAGATAGAACCAAAATAACTAATATTTGTTGCTTCAGCTGTTGTTGGTGATGCGTCTGTTATAATGTTAAAAATTTGATCTTTAATATTTGTATCAAGTGTTGAGATTGAGCCATCAAAATTTTCATATTGTTCAGTCAACATATTCTCAATAAGACTTGGGAATGATATTTCATATTGAATTGTATCTTCAGAATTGGTACATCCAGTAAACGGAACAACGAAAGGAATTGCAACTGGGACATAACATACTGGTAAACAATCAACTGTTGCACCACTAGCACATTGGAATTCTATTGTTGACGGATCAACATTTGCTTTTGTTACGATAGACCAAGATGGACCAGCATCATAACCGGATAGACCTAATATTCTTGTAACAAATAATTGGTTTGATTGTTGTAAATATGATTTAGCAATATATGCTGCCTCATATTTTGGAATTTGTGTGTTCACAAATTTTTCAGGTGATGTTCCCCCAAAGTAGGCTTGAAATTCATCGTAGTTTTTGATAAAGATTGGTTCAAAAGCAGGACCTTTCAAAGTTTCTCCTGCAATACCCAAAGTTGTTACACCAACACTTTGTGCAACAAAACTTAAATCAACTTCCGAAGTATAAACACCTGGTGAAACAAATACTTTACTGTTAGTTGCCATAGATTTTAAATTTTATGTTTTTAATTTATTTTATTATAAATATTGTGTTTTTTGTCAAAAACTTTACTTAAACAAAACTATTTATATTTTGGTAAGATTTTTTTCTACCTTTTTTCTACCTATGGAACAAAACACAAAAAAGATTAAAAATTTAAAGATTGATAAGGATGTTCACGACATCTTAAAAAAGTATTGTGATAAACGAGGTTTAAAAATGTATAAGTTCCTTGAAGGACTTATAATCGAAAAGTGTAAAGAAAAAAGAGATATATATGGTGAAGATTAAATAAGTTCCTGAATGAATATAATTTCAGACTCTTTTGTATTATCATCTTTAGTAATATTAATTCTCAAGATATCTCCGGTATTTATCTGAACTTCACTTAAATTACTACCATAATAATCATCATTAATAAAAATCTGATATTCATCAACATTTTTGTTTGTTGATAATTTAAGATTTACCGTGTATTCAAAAGTATATACAGATACTAAATCACCAACTTTGTAAGTTGGAATATATGTTGGTGGAATCTGTGGTTCTGGTTTTTTTTGTTTTTTCTTTTTTATAGATGTATCTGTTTCATAAATCTGAAAAGTCCTTGTAATTGCTGGTCTAATTTCGAATTCATCTTCATCCATTAAAAATCCTTGAAGTGTAAATTCATATTTCTGAAGATATACTTTTCTTTTTTCTAAATCCATTATTGATTCATCAGAAATATTTCCCATAATAATTGGGATATAGTGTCCTTTGATTACTTGGTATGCTTGTTTTGATGCAAATTTTGTAAGAACAATTTGATTAAACTTATTTAACTCACGCATTCTATTACACACAATAACCACGGTATATTTAATATCAACTGGTATTGGTTGTGGTATTTTATAAATGTCAAAACCATTTCTTTGTCCGTCCCAAGTTGGTACTTTAGCATAATAATATTGTCTTCTTTCTGGAATATTAAGTGTCATTAAAGATGGGTTATTCCCATATGTCACTTCTGGAGAACGAACTACCGCAACAAATGGTGGTTCGACATTCTTGTCGATATTTTGAAAATCCCAAGTTTCGGTAAATTGTGCCCAATTCTGTGTTGTTATTAAAATATCAACCATAGGTATTGTTTTACCCTCAACAACACATTTTAATTTGTCACGAACAAAATCTAAAAACCCTCTATCCAAATCTGGATGCAATAAAGATTTAGGTAGATATGTTCCATCTTGAGAAATCATATCAACAATTTCGTGTCTTCTTGGTAGAAGAATTTTCTTATCTATAAGGTCAATATTTTTTTTAATTTTTTTTGGTAATCCCATATTATAATCCTCTAAATTCGTTAGGTCCGACAGGTGCCGCCACAATAGTTCTATAAAATGGTCGGTATCCTTTATATGTGTGTTTTATATCTGATGTAACACGACCATCGTTTACAACCGTGTAGTATCTTACAAAACTTTCTGTATCATAGTATCCAACATAATCACCAAAATCTATATCAATATTTAAATCTTCAAGAGTTTTTAAATACACAGACATTGTAATATTTCCAGGTTCAAATTGATCCATTTTTGTTGTCCCAAGAAATTTATTTTCTGGTGCGGCAATTGCAACATAAGCATTAAACTCAACTGGGGGTAAAAACTTAATACCATCTGATACGGTTTCACCATAAACATCGTCGGTTTTGGTTTTAGATTTATCTACACGATAAAGAACACAAGTGTAGTTCATATCGCCGTTTAACCATTCCATTCCAAGGTCTACCTCTAAAAAAAAAAAAATCTTCTTCTCCGAAGAATTTACCAAGCCTTGTTATAGGCACTCTATTATTTGACATATAAGTTATGTTTTTTTACAAATTTAAATATAATTTTATTACTACACCCATAAAGATTACCTATCTGGACATAGTTTAGTCCGTTTATTAAATGGTTTTTTATATCATCAACCACTAAATTATAAATATTAGATTTTGGTTTATATATTTCATATTGTCTTAATTTTTTATTTATTGTATTTATAGCACAATTAAATAAATTACTAATTTCTATTATAGTTTTATTTTTTAAAATATATAAATCATATAATTCTTCTTTTGTTATATCGTATTTAAAATTAGGATTTTCTTTACCAAATTTTTTACTCTTTTCAGCTAAAATTAATAATGTTTCTTTATTATGCTTCTTATTAAAAAAAGGATTTTTTTCTGCTGAAACATCTCTACATTTAAAACAATTTTTAGAATAATGACTTTTTTTGTTACCACAAGAACAAATTAAATTCCTAATACCACCTCTCCAATTAGGATTGTTTTTTCCTTTTCTATCACAATTCAAACACCCTAACATCTTTTCTCTAACTTTTTTAGACCATTCTGGATTCAACCACAACTCTTTAAGTCGTTCTTTTCTTCTTAATTTTTCATCTTCTGAAATTTTTCGACCTTTATGTATTAAAGATATTTTTTTTCTAGCTTCTTCAGTATGTGTTTTACCTAACATTGGATTTATATTACCACCATCTGCAAGGTTAAATAAATCAAAGTTTAATTGTCTATATTTTGAAATTTCGTCTATTTCAGCTTGTAATAAATCATCATATGACTTACATTCTTTTATTTGTCTAATTATTGGTTTTTTATTTTCATTTTTTAAATCGTTAAACCAAGATGCGATAAATTGATTTGTTGGTGATTTTAAATGACCGTTTAATCTTCTTTGTAATCCATTTTTTGTTATACCAATATATTTTAATTCATTAGTGTCTGGACAAAATAAACCATATAATTCAAACCTATTCATTATTGATAAATATCATTTTTATTATTATTTTTATTTATCATTGTTAATTTTGGAAAATCAAAAACAACTAATAGAACATAAAGCTCTTGATTTATTAGACTCATATAGTGGGGGTAATAACTATATCCTTTATATGAAATCCAAAAAAGAAACTAATAAAAAGTTTTACCCAACAAGAACTCAAGCGGATTATATTGTAAATTATTTTGAAGTAAAACCAAAAGTTGCCCGTAAGTGGGTTGAGTTAGACCCTTACTTCGCAAAGAAGTTTGCACAAGAAAGATATTTGTTAGAAACACCAGAAAAAATTTATATTGAAAAATTACTTGTTGAAAAAGATAAGTCGTATCATATCTGGGGTAAATTTTTCGAAAAAGATAGTTTGTCCGAATTTTGGATACCTAAATCATCTTTAATTAAATCACAAACAGTAGAAGAAGTTAGTATTGATTATTCCAAATACGAACATAGACCGCCACTATCACATCAGAAAGAAGCAATTGAAAAACTTGTTGGTTCCAGAAGATTTATTTTAGCTGACGATATGGGGTTAGGTAAGACAACTTCCACAATTATTGCGGCGTTAGAAACTGGAGTAAAAAAGATTTTAATTATTTGTCCGGCATCACTTAAAATAAACTGGCAAAGGGAAATTGAAAATTATTCAGATAGAACTTGTTTTATTGCTGAAGGTAAAAAATTCTCAACTGAATCTGATTTTGTTATTGTTAATTACGACATACTAAAAAACTTTCATAATAAGGAAGGTAGAGAGAACTCATTATTATTGCAATCAAACTTTGAACTTGTAATACTTGATGAAGCACATATGGTGTCAAACGCTCAAGCCCAAAGAACAAAACTTATAAACGATTTTGTAAAAAATATAAAAAGAGTTTGGTTGCTTACCGGAACACCAATGACATCCAGACCAATTAACTATTATAATTTATTAAACATTATTGAAAGTCCGGTAGCACAAAACTGGATGGCTTATGCGATTCGTTATTGTCAAGGATTCCAATTTAGAGCTGGAAAAAGAAAGGTTTGGAATGTGACCGGTGCATCAAATTTGGAAGAATTAAGAGATAGAACATCAAAACAAATTTTAAGAAGATTAAAAGAAGATGTTTTAGATTTACCAGATAAAATTATCACACCAGTCTATTTAAGAACATCATCAAAAGAATATAAAGATTTGATGGGTGAATATTACGAATGGTTAAAGAATAAGACAGACGAATCATCTTCACTTACGGTTCAGTTTTCAAAATTAATGAAGGTAAGAAAGGTAATTGCAAATGAAAAAGTAAAAGATACAATTGAATTTACACAAAATATTATAGACCAAGGAAAGAAAGTAATTATATTCACGAACTTTACCGATACATTACAACTAATTCATAACCATTTTGGAAAAGAATCTGTTTATTTGGATGGTAGTTGTAATAAAGTCCAAAGACAATATGCTGTGGATCAGTTTCAAGAAAATGAAAAAGTTAAAGTTTTTGTTGGAAACTTGAAAGCGGCCGGTGTTGGTCTGACATTAACCGCAGCCGAAGTTGTAATAATGAATGATTTGTCTTTTGTTCCGGCCGAACACGCACAAGCCGAAGATAGAGCTTATCGTTACGGTCAAAAAAATAATGTTTTAGTTTATTATCCATTGTATGAAAACACAATTGAAGGTGTTATTTATGATATTTTAAATAAAAAGAAAAAAGTAATTGGAACTGTAATGGGTGATGAGGTTCAAGATACTGGTGATGTTGTTGAAGAAATTTTGACCTTGATAAACAAAAAAATATAAAAACCTAAATTTATAGATAAGGTTTTTATATTGCAATCTATTTATATTTAATGAAAGTTATTATAAAACATATTGATTCTGGTCTTTCATCTGAAGACAAGAAAATGTATAACGATTTTATCAAATTTATAAACTCAAAATATCCTGTT